CCTCTAAACTGGACCAACTCCCTGCCAGTGATAGATACGATATCAATGCCAAAAGCCTTGGCTGTTACCGCTTTGATTCGCGCGAATAGGTCTGCAAATGCGGGGTCCATGGATTCGAGTGACTCGCGGGTCGAGCGGCTCCAAGGTTTTCTCTTGGAGTTGAGTTCGCCATAGACGGCGAGCGTCTTGTCCTTAAGGACCTGGCGCTCCTCATCCGTCAATCCAAGTTGGGTGCGAAAGACCGGAGTTGGGAAAAGCAGTTGCATCATGCGGCCACCACCGCAATCCGCGCATCCTCTGCGCCTGGGAAATACTTCCAGCCAAACTTCACCCGGATTTCATCACCAGCAGACATGCCTGCTGCGGACACGGGAACGGTAGCCAATCCATGGGTTGCACGAACGCGTGCGAACGGCACCAGCCCGCTCACGGCTTCAAGGTAGACAACAGCCTCTCTGTCAAGCAGTTGCCCTGCCACATCCTCAATGCGCAATGCGATGGAGGCACTGCCGCCCACTGGAACACTGGCAGGCACTTGCACATGAATAAACGGAAACGCCATGGTGCGAACAGCTCCGCTGCTGGCCGCTTCGCTCCAAACTAGCGCGCAGTGCTCATCGACCTGAATGTTGGCGTCTGTCGCCTGCGCGTTGAGGTTCACCGTGATAAATAGCTCATCATCACTGGACGTTGCAAATGGCACGTTGATGCCCACCAGAAGATTTCTCTTGAGGCGTTGGGCGTAATCGACAGCTGTTTCGCGATTGGGGAGTGTTTCTGGATACAGCGCAAAGACAGGAAGAAACGCCCCGGCATGAACAGCCACGAAGTAGGTCTGGTGATCGCACCAATCGTATCGCTTTCGCAGATCGCCGATGTTGACAACCACCGACTCAATCAACGTCAAGCCAGCGGCACCCGTGGCCGCCTCCTCTGTCGCAGGCGAAGGCAAGTACAAGGACAAGCTCAGGTCACTGGTGACGGGGTCGAAGCCGAGGTGAACGGTGGGTTGGAATTGGGGATGGATTTGTGCGTTGCGCACTGCAATGATTTTCATGAGCGGTGTCCTTAGCAGCAGCAATCGCAGTTGCAATTGCAGTTCGTGTTTCGATAAATGCGCACCGTGTTATCGGTCGCGACTTGAACCAATGCGCTGACAGCTAACGCGCCACCGATGCCGTCACCAACGTTTCCGCTGTACTGAAATGCCGCTACTGCTGTTGGCCGTCCACTCACACCTGTCCAGGGCACGCTGCCTGCACTGCCCGCATAGTTCACCGAGAAGTTCGAGGGGTTGTAGACATAGAAGTTAGTTCCATCGTTGCCACCCCAAACCCAAGTTGGCTGCCCAGATTGCCCCGTCCAGTTGTACGTGCCAGCGCCCGCCGTTGAATTGAGTTTGGATGCGGTGGCGGCATTGCCGCTCACGCTGATAGGCCAGGTCCCTGATGCGCCGGTGCCACCGGGTTGCGGAGGCGTGAAGCCGAGTGCGGCAATCACCTGCGCATAGGTCGGCGCTGTGGCGTTGATCACGCCCAGCGCCGTTCGTGCTGTCGCGGCTGTACCGTCTGAGCCCAGCAAACCCGTGAGATAGTCGTTCAAAGAATCAAGGGCAGTCTTGAATTGCCCTTGGGTTACGGTAGTGCCAGTGAAACTGGCTTTGGATGGAATAGCTGCCATGAATGCCTCCGGTTATTTCCACATGGGCGTGGAGTCCCCCTGACCCGGCACATAGCCAGGCACAAAGGTGACGATCACGCCGTCTGCGCGTTTGAGATAAATCTTTCCGTCCGCCACGTTGAGTACCAACTCACCCAGCGTGACTTGCGCGGCGGTGGGCACGGCGGCTGCCGTGCTGCTGCGCTTGTGCAGGATGGTGTTGGGCATGGTTAGAACGAGCCTCCGTCAATCGTGGCGCTGGTGGACAAGGCGTCCGTGATGCCAAAACCAGAGAGGTTTGTGGGTTTGCCGCTGACGCTGGTCCACGCAGGCGTGACCGTGACAGCCGCACCAATGGCTGTGACCCGACCCTTTGCATCGACCGTGATGGGGGACACTGCTGTGGCGCTGTTGTTGTAAGTGCCCGCAGTCACGCCACTGGCAGCCAGAGTCAGCGCCATGAAGGTCGTACCCGAACCGGTGACGTCGCCCGAAACGGTGATGTTCTGGTTGGCTGTGATGTAGCCGGGGTTGGACCCAGCCGTGACCCGACCGGTGGTGTCCACCGTCATGCTGGAATAGGTGCCAGCCGTGACGCCAGAAGCGGTGATCGACAGGGTATTGCCGGACTTGGTCAAGCCAGTACCCGCAGTGAGTTGGCCCAGACCGTTGAATTGCTGGAAGGTCAGCGCGGTGGTGCCAAGGGTAATCGCCCCATTGGTTGCAAGCACCCAACCCGAGTCAGCGTAACTGGTGCCTTCCTCAACAAAGACATAAAGGCCAGAGGTCAGTTCGCCGCTTGGAGAGTTATCAGCATCTGCCGATCGAGCCCATGTACCCGCCGCTGCAACATACAAACCGTTTTGCGCACCAGCAGTTTGGTCTTTTACCAAGACACGGTCACCTGCCGTCAGTACCACACCGTCAATGGTCTGAATGCCAGACAAGGTGATGTTGGCCGTCGTAGTCGCCCGAACCGACGCTTTGAAATCAAGGCCAGTGATGGCGTTGTCTACGTATTGCTTGGTCGCAGCATGTAGCGCATTGGTGGGGTCCGCAGCCAGCGTCAATGCACCGGTAAGCGTGCCACCTGAAAGCGCCAAGGCATCTGTGATGCCGTAGCCGGACAGTGTGGTGGGTTTGCCAGTCACGCTTGACCAAGCCGGTGTCAGAGTGACCGCAGCGCCTGTGCCCGTGATCCGGCCCTTGGCATCCACAGTGAAAGGTGTAATGGTTGTGGTGCCGTTGTTATAGGTTCCCGCAGTGACACCGCTGCTGGCCAGAGTCAGTGCAATCGCTGTTGTGCCGGAACCCGTTGCATCACCAGACACAGTGATGTTCTGGTTGGCAGTGAGGTAACCCGGATTTGAGCCGCCGGTCACGCGTCCTTTGGCATCTACCGTGACGTTGGAATAGCTACCTGCGCCGACGCCACTGGCCGCCAGGGCCAGCACCACGCCACCCGACAGCGTGCCGGTGCCAGTTGCATCTCCACTGACTGCGAAGCTGTCAGCTTTCTTAGCAAAGACACCCGAGCCAGCGGCGGCGGTGACCACACTGCCGGACTCGCCAATGAACAGCGTCTTGCTGACTTCGGACCAGGCCAGTTCACCCACCGCCAGTGTGGGCGGTGTGGCGGTGGTGGCTGATCGTTTGATTTGAATGAGGTTGGGCATGAGGTTCTCCTGTGGAATTTAGAAATAGCCCGCGTCCAGGGCCAAGGCAGTGACATCAGGCAAGGGACCGGGTGGGCCGACCGCACCTTGATCGCCCTTTGGGCCTTGAGGCCCGGGAACGGTGAGCGTGACTTCGAGAGAGGTGCTGTCCCATTGCGGCTGCAGGCTGAGGCTGACTTCTGTGGTGGCTGCAATCGTTGTGGTCATGGATCGGCCTCCAATTACTGACTCACGTCGGGCACGACCGGCACGATGAATGTTTCGGTCGATCGCACCGTCCCGCCGCCATGCACTTCCACATCGCAGTACAGGTTGGCAGGGGCTGGAAATGTGGCCGACTGCGCCGGATCGATGAGCGAGAGGTAGAAGCGCCCGGGATTCACGGTCTGGTCGGGGTCGATCGCCGCCGACAGATTGGCAACCAAACCTCCAACGCTGGTGCGCAGTTGGGATCGAATGGTTTGGTTGGTCAACTGGCTCGCCACACCGTTGATGCGGTAAACGCCAGACAAAGCGAAGGTATCGCCCCGCTTAAATGGAGGAGTTGTTTGGGGAGGTGTTGTTTGTGCAGTCATCTCAATATCCTTGAACGTAGGCGTCCACAGTCCCAGCGGTTACAGCGCCACTGGCGTTGAAACACTGGATCAGCGGGCCAGAGGTTGATTTATCGACCACGCGGGCCGTGGTGGCAGAACCACCGTCTGAATGCAATGTGAGGCTCACGATCACCACGTTTCGCCAGCCGGTGCCAATCGCCAATCGAGTACCTCCCGAGGCAATGACCACATCCGGGAGGCGAATCGTTTTATCGGGCACATCGATCTGCGCAACCACCGAGCCAATCAGGCCTTGTAAATTGCTCTGATCGACGTCGATGCGAAACTGATACGTTGTTCCGGCATCAGCCCATGCGCGTCCAGGAAACGGCACGTAGGCCACGTCCGTCGTCTTCTTCCAAGTGATCTTCCAGGCGTAGCCACTGATGGTGGCTGCGATCGTGAGACTGCCACTCTCGGTGAATGTGACGCTGCCAGTCCAAGAAATGGCTTGGTACTGCGGCACCAAAAAAACTGCAGTGGTGTTAGTCCACAACTGCGCCGTGTCGTTGCTCCACATGCGCGATGAATCGGGTGCTACCACTGGCGTCGTGTTGAGCGTGTAGCTTGCAAACACGTTTTCTACCGGCGCATCGCCTAAATTGCACGCAATGGCTGTGACGTTCAGGCTCTCATTGCCGGTGGTATCGACCGCTTTGATCAAGATCTGACCAGCACCATAAGGAATGGTCACCAAATCCCATGGGGAGACAGCCAGCAGCCCAGTATGCAATTCCAACGCGTCCGACCAGGAGCGACTGCCACCCGGCTGCCAACGCACGCGGTAACCGGCAAGATCGATGTCGGTAACTGGCCCCCAGGTCAGGCGCTCGCCGTCAAGGCGTAGCCATGGAACATCGGACGGTGGCGCAGTCTTGCCCACCACCTGCACGGTCCCCTGGCTCCAGGCTCCGCGCACACCGATGGAGTTGATCGCCCGAATCCGGACGTTGTAACTCGCACTGTCTTGCACGGGCGACACCCAGGCCACGCCCAACTCGGCAGCAACGATGTCCACCGGCGACCATCCCAGATCGGTTGTCGCTTTGGATTGAACTTCAACTTGCCCCTTTTGGGCGTAGACCTCGGTGGGTGCAGTCCAGCCCACGCGGATGCGGGAAATGACAGAGCCATCAGCCAGTCGCAGTAATTCAGATGTGCCGGAGGCCAGGGTGAGACCCGACACGGCAGGTACGCTGAACGGATCTGGCAAATTGGACTGAGCTATGACGGCGGCAGGCGACAGCACCGCTTGCGTGTAAACACTGGCGCTGTATTCACGGGCCACGACATAGACCTCGTCGTTGTCCTTGATCTCGATCTGCATGATCCGAAACAGCTTGGCGCTCCAGCCCGGCGTTGAATGCGTGATTGGCACCACGTCCCCCACCTCGCAGCGCAAGCCTTCCTGGAATGCGGAGAACTTCACCACCAAGCCGTAGCGGCTCTGGTTCAGCGTCAGCTGACCGATGTTTTGCGCCCGGTAGCTGTTGGCCGTGAACGGCAGATCAATCTTGGCCTCCAGGATGAGGCCGTTGTCGGTAGCCCGCAATGCTGTGGACTCGACCATCGCCAGATCAGGCTGCCACTTCTTGGCTGGGTTGTAGAACCCTGCGGTGACCCGGTTGTACTTGGCGCGTTTACCGGCCTGGCTGATGACCCAGGAGCCGGTGATGTTGCTCTCGGTGAACCCAAAGCCCGAGGCCGTGGTGGCTACGTCAAGCACCAACCGGTACTTGCCGCCGCTAAACACCAGCATGCCCCGGCACGCGGTAAGCAAAGCGCGCACGTTGTCATACGCGGTCTGGTTTGTGTCGATCGTTCCGTCGCAGGCGTAAGCCGCATAGTTCACCTGGGTCAGCGTGTGTTGGCCCGAACCTGCGGAAGTCAGATCGATGGCCACACCGGCAAAGGCATTGGCCAGTGTGGTGGCCAGTTGGTAGCTGGTGTCAGTTACCTTGATCGCGTAATAAGTTGTCCCTGCGACCAACGGACTGGGCAAGGTGGCGGTGCTGCTCACTTTGACACCGTCACCGGTGTCGATCGAAATCGGTTGGGAGAAAGTCAGCGCTTCGGTCGTGGTGCTGACCGTGAAAATGTCAGAAAAGCTTGGAGCCGTAATCCGCACATCGCAGGCGTTCGCAGCTGCTGCAATGCTCGTGTCATCGATCGCGCTGCTGGCGATGCCTCGCCCGTAGATCGTGTTACTCAGGTAGTCCCGAAGGACGAGTGCTGGGTTGTTGGAATAGCGGGTCTGACCGTCTCGTGGGTCGAACAAGGTTCTGCCGCGCACATCGGCGGTGATCGTGGGCAGGCCAGAGAAAGCGTTGCGGTCGTACTTGAGCTTGACGTACAAGTAGGCGCAGTTGGAAAGTTTGCAGGCACTGGTCCATTTGGGTACATCAGCGGTCAGCGCTGCATCGGCTGCTTCACCTGGCGTACCCAGGTGCTTGGTAACAGTGACCAGGCCATTGAATTTGGCGTCACTTGAAAGCACATCGTCCAAGTACACGTTATCGATCGCGGTCACGGGGCCTTCTGACAGCACTAGAACCAGATGCAGGTATTCGTTGCTGCTTCCGGAGACCTCAATGAACACCCGTGTGCCACCCACCCGTCGACGACCGTAAATCACCGGGATGGGGTCGACATTGCTCTGGGAGTTGATCAGGATGCCCTGCGCCTGGGCCGAAGACAGCGCAGACTGGGCGCTTGAGGGCGAATTCGAGCTGATCAGTGACTGGACCGCCAGATTGGCAACACCCCCGGCGACCAGACCGGTCGCACCGCCGATGAAACTGGCGGTGGCAAGCGACGCGCCAAGAACGTCAGCCGCTGCAGCCGTGATGCCCGACTCAATGACTATGCCAAGTACGGCATCGGCGACCACCGCACCCACGGCCTCCGACACCACCGATCCAACGATGGCTCCAATAACGATGCCAGCCATTACGCGACTTCCTTGTCCCGAACTACCTTGGCATACATGCGCTCGACGTCCTGGTAGCCCAGGTGTCCGAGCAGGCGTCCGAAGTCTTTGGTCTGTTTGACGTGGTAGTAAATTTTTTGGACGCCCTGGGCTTTGAGGCCCATCTCGGCAAAGCGCAGCAGTTTCAGCACAACTCGCCCGGCCCGTACCTCGGGCACGGCATACACAGCGCTGTTGGCTGCAACCAGTGCGTCCTGGTAATGGATGTGGGTCTGCACGATGAATGCGGCGTAGCCCACGATCACACCATTGCGTTTGGCGATGAAGGTGGCAAGTTTCCCGACAGCATCGAGTTCACCGTAGCGAGCCCAGTCGATGTTCAGACGATCGAGATCCTTCTGGCCAACTTCCTCGTACTCACGCTCGGCCAGGACTTGGAGTTCTTGGGTTGCCGTGCCAATCGGGATACGCGCATAGGTGTAGAAAGATCGTCCGCTCTTCACAGTGATCCCCACTTGATTTCCCGATTGATGTTGGTGACGAACTGAAACCCACGGTCTCCCGGAAACCAGATCTGCTCTTCCGGGTCATTGGTGTGCCTGCCCGGCGTGCGTTGGAAATCCACCCACTGCGAGCTGGCAGTCACTGCGATCGTGCAGGTGCCGTTGCTCGGGTCGTCGGAGATTTCCATGCTATCAATCCGACCATCGAACACCAGCAAGGGGTTGCTGATGATGGCCAGGCGGTAGTCCAGAAATCCCTTGTAGATGGCAATTCGCCGGTCGATGTAGGGTTTAGACAGCGCAATCGAGATCCAGGTCTGATCCACTGCCGAGACCTGCACCGTGACATTGGGAATGCTCATGTCACTGGTCTCTGACAAGCCGGAGAAACCGAGAAAGTGGCCGTTGGCCGTATAGGTGTTGGTACTCCACAGCACGTTGATCCAGGCGTCAGTCATGCGGATGGTGCCGTCGTCGAACCAGGTCTCAACCAAATAGACAGGCTGGTTGCTTGACTTGAGGATCTCGGCGATGAACTCTGAACTTGCTCCACGATCCATAAAAATTGACCCTAAAAGGCCTCCACCAACTGCAAGCTGAAGTTGTAAATTGACCCCGGAGCCACGGCTGACTCCATCGCATCTGTGCCCAAAGCCAGCGTAAACGGCACGTTGCGCACGGTGATCACTGCACCGTCGGCGGGCACTGCCAACAAGGCAGGCTCAATTGCCACGGTAGCAAGGCCAAAGGCATCTGCGTTCACATCAGCGGTGACCATGTAGACCTTGGTCTGGCCAGCAATTCCAATGAAGTCACCTGCTTTCAGCGCGCCAGAAAGACCTGCGGTCCAGCCGCGCGTGGACAGACTTCTGCCTTGCTGATTAGCCCCGTTGATCTGCGGTGTTCCATTGGCTATCCCTTGCGGCAGCTTGTGCGCAGGCAGTACGGCGGTGAAGGTGTCCCACTGGCCGCGCTGGGCAACAACAAAGGCTTGGATTGGCGCGAATTGGGCACGGGTCAAGCCTACCCAGTCCGCAGTGATAACCCAGCGCTGAGCGCTGTTGGTGCGCACACTGCGGCGCAGGTTGTGCGAGATCGACACACGCGTGGGCTGGTACGACTGAATCTTGATGGCGCTGGGCGCAGGGGTTAAAGGGAATGTGCCGCTCATGACTTAGCCCGTGATCCCATAGCGTCCGCGCATGTTGAGCGCCTGGTTCACGATGCCCACCACCACGGCCTTGTTTTGCACCATGGCGGACTGGAAACTACGTGCGTCCATTGCCCGCACGGAAAAGTTGATGTTGATTGGCGCTTGGGCTGAACTGCTGTTACCGCCGTCCGGCGAAGCTGTTGAGACAGGCGACTTCCCGTTGGGAACGATCGTTCCTGCGCCATTGGGCACAAACCACTCCGGGCCTTGCTCACCCACGATGTAGGGCTGACCGCCAGACACCGGACCGCCATCGGCTTTGAACAAACCCGACAGAAAGTTCCCGGCACTACTGAACATCCCTGAGAGCGACATACCGCTGGTCGCTTGTGCCAGTGGCTTCATCACGCTGTTTTGAATCTGGATTCGAATCAGATCCGCGATGATGGAATTGGCCAGACTCTTGAAGTCCAGCTTGCCAGTCTGCACAAAGCTCACCAGAGCGTCCTCCATGCCCTTGAACGCATTGGTAAAGAGCCGCTCGGACTGAGCAGCCGCGTTGGTGACAGTGTCGATGTAGTTGTTGAGTGCCTTGGTGACGCCCGTCTCCCACGAACGCTCAGCCTCCCAACGGGCTTCAATCGCTTTGACCATGACTGCCGTGGACTTGACAGCCTCATCACGCAGGCGCTGTTGGGTGTCTGCCGTCAGTTTGGTGCCGCTTTGCTCGGCATCCCAGATTTGCTGCTCGACCGCGAGGAAGTTCTTGCGCTTGACGTTGGCAATTTCCTGTGCCTGGGCATTCATGCCAATCAGATCGGTCTGAAAGATGTACTGCTCATTGGCCTGCTCCAGGCTGTGCGTAAAGGCATTGATGCGCTTTGTCTCATCGAACTTCTGCTGAGCATCGAATCGATCATTCACCGCCTGCACCAGAGTGGCTGTGGACTTAGTCGCCTCGGTGCGCAATCTCTGCTGCGCATCGGTGGACAACTTCGAGCCGTTCTTTTCTGCATCCCAGATTTGCTGCTCAACGGCGAGGAAGTTCTTGCGACCCTCCGTGGCCAGAGCCTGATCGCGGGCGTTCAGTCCAATCAGGGTGTTTTGGAATTCGTACTGCTGGTTGGCCACATCCAGACTGTGGGCGAAGGCATCAATGCGTTTGCCCTCGTCGATTGACTGGATACTCGACACCGTAGCCGTCACCTTGGCCATGTCACCCAGGCGGCCTTCCTTGACCGCAAGCAGGCGACCTTTTTCGATCATGGCCTCGTACTTGCCCAGCTTGTCTTTGATGGCTTCAACATTGAGCGAGTCCAGATACAAATCAAACGGGCTGGTTTTGTCAGGCCGCTGGTCTGGAATGGCAAAGGAGCGCTTGGGCTTTTTCAGACCCGCATCACGCTGTGCAAACTGCTCGTCGAGTTTGGTCAAGAACAACGGTGCGGTCCAAATCTTGACCATGTCCTCGTTGAAGGACTCGGCGTGGCTTTTGAGGTCCGAAGTGAGCGTCGAGAAGCGGCGCTTGACGGGATCGAGTGACTTCTCACTGATCATCTCCGCGCCGATGCCGTCCATGAAAGCCAGCACTGAGACCACGTCCGCTCCGGTGGTTGCAATGGCGTTACCGGCAATACGAACAATCCGAACGCAAGCGTCAAAGATGTCAATGAAGGCAGCCACTGCGCGCAAGCCTTCCCGTGCCCAGGTCTCGATCACATTGTCTTGCTTGAGTTGCTTGGCCGTGTCGTTGAGGCGCTCGGTCATGCTGCCGGAAGCCAGCAAAGCATCGGTGAAGTCACGCATCACCGGCAGTAAGGCCGAGGCAATGGTGTTGTAAAGCGACTTCTTCCTGCCCTCAAGGCGCACGAGGTTCTTCTCGTACAGGTCTGCTTCTGCGGCCATCTCCGATGTGACCTTGGCGTTGAGTTCGCCAATTTCAGCCAAGTCCTGCATGAATGGCAGCAGTTCAGCGCCTCGCTTGCCCAGCAGCATCTGGGCTGTTGCCACAGCCTGTGTACTGCTATCCATGGAATCGAGCTTCTTGGCAAGATCCAGCATGACTTCGCCCGAGTCGCGCAACTTGCCAGAAGAATCGGTGACCTCAACGCCGAGCGATTTGAACAAGTCGGACTGTTTTTGGCTGCCACCTGCCGCTTCGAACATGGCTTTGGAGAGCTTTTGCAAGCCACCGCCGACCTCTTCCAAGCTGGTACCCGAGAGTTTGGCTGCGGACTTCAAGCCCGAGAGGGCTTCAACCGTCGCACCGGTCTTCTTGGCCATCTGGTCAAGTTCACCCGCCGACTCAATTGCCCCCTTGATGCCATCGGCAAAGGCGTCAAAGGTGTATGCCGCCGCCATGGCCATCACTGCGCCTTTGACCGCTTTCATGGCGGTCTCGGACACATTGCCGATGGTGTCCATGGCTTTTTTGGCCATGAACTCAGCCTTATTCAGGTCGGATTCAAAGCGAGCGACATTGGCCTCGAGGCTGACTACGAGACTGGCGAGGGTTGCCATGGGAGATTTATTCCTTTTTGCCCAAGAGGGCTGAGATCAAACGGCTGTGCACCTCAACATCAAAGCTCTCATCGGGTGGAGCATCGGCGTCATTGGTGGCGGCAGGTTCTGAAGTACGCAGTCCCGGCATAAAGTCATCGGCCTGGTACGCATCCTGACCTTCGCGGCGGTGGACGTTGGCCAGCGTGGCGCAGACCTGGCCAAAGCCAAAGTCAGCGCGCATGTCCGGCAGGCCTTCCAGAGAGGCAAACGCCATCCACTCCGCAACCTGCTGCGAACTTAGACTCCCGAGGAGATGGTCAGGGTGTTGGAATCCAAGGGCAAGGCAGAGTCGGAAGTAGAAACGGCGCTCGGGACGCCGCTGGAGTTTTTTGTGAGTTCCTCCACATCTGCACCCGACAAGCCATTGAGTTTTTGCGCAATCGCAAACACCCGGTCCAGTGCCGCGCCAGATTTGGCACCGAGCAGATCCACCTCATCGTCGGTGAAGAGGCGCAGGCCGCCCTCATCAATCACAGTCAGCCCCACCAGACGCGCACGCATGTTGGTCAGATCGACCTTGCGGTCCTTGCCCTCGCCACGGACCATGCTGGCTTCAAAGGCATCACGCTCGCGACCGGTAAAGCTGCGCACGCGCACAGCACCGCCCCATTCGGGAACATCGACGTCCTCAGTTTGAAGGTCGTTGGCGCAAAGGATGGCAGATTTAGAAAGTAGTGTCATAGGTACTCCAGAAATGAAAAAACCCGCCGAGGTCTTATCCAGGGGCGGGTTGGTTTGCAGTTAAAGGTCAGCTTCAGGGGCTGACCCGGTTCTTCATAGATTTCGGGCTGCGTGATGCAATCTCAAAATTTCAACATCGTCGCCACGAACGCGGTAAATGGCGATGTAGTTCTTGTGCAGGACCAGCTCGCGCGTACCGGGGACGCGGCCAGCCCGGCCCATGCCAGGATGGGCCTGAAGTTTGGTCACAGCGGCCTGCAGCTCCAGCACAAAGCTGGTGGCACGGGTCGGGTTGTCTTTGGCGATGAAGCCAGCGATTTCATCAACAGACGCGAGCGCTGTCTTGGTCCACTTGATCAACATGCATCAAGCGCCGTATTTGGCAAATACCGCTTTGACCTGCTTGTCGGTTGCGAATTCGCCTGCATCGGCTTCCTTGATGCCTTCGTGAATGTCACGAATCTGCCAGGATTCACTTTGCACATAGTTGGTCAGCGCATCGATGGCCAAAAAGCTCTTGGTCCGGGCGGTCGCCTTGGCCAACTCTTCGATCTGGTTGTAAAGCGCCTCGGGCAGGCGTACGTTGATGGTTCTGGCGGTCATGGCGTAACACTCCTGTGCATGTGTAATACAGTGCATTATCCACTTCACAAAGCCAAAGGTCAAGGTGGGCGGCCTCTTCCCTGAGCAAGAGACCTTAGGCCCAGGTAATTAAGCCCAGGTGATTGAGCCAGAGATGCGCAGCTCAGCCGAGCGCCGGATCGCCTGATCCACCGCGCCCTGGCTGTTGAATTTCTTCACGTAGGCAGTGAAGGTTGCGGTGTTGCCGTTGGGCAAAATCAACTTGAAGCTCTTGGCCACACCGGTCACCAGCGCAGTCATCAGAGCCAATTGGCCTGCATCACTGTTGTCCTGGTCGACCTCGATGGCAAACGCACCCGGGTCAAAGAGGCCAAGAATGAATTCCTTGGCCGTTGAGTCAAAGTTGGTTCGCTCAATCTCGGAGGCTGAGCCGTCAAAGCCGCTGTAGCTCTTGACGTTGGAAATCTTGGTCCACTGCACAGGGGTTGCAGTGCCGCCGCTGGTGTAGGTCGTATAACCAGTCGCGTCCAGTCCAGCGAGAGTGACGATTTTGGTCGTAGGTTCGATGTACTGAACAACGAAGCTGTTGCCGTTGAGCTGCGTGGTGCCAACGACGCCAGCGATAGTAATCACATCGCCCTTGTTCAATGCGGTGACCGCTGAGAGCGTGACCCGGCAAGGGTTGGTGAGCGAGACGGCAGTGATGGTGAGCGCCGACCCGGTGGTCGTGCCGATACTGACCGTGGAGCCTTGGGCTGAGATGGCGGTGCTTGGCATAGAGTTCTCCTAAAAGTTATAGCCTGTTAATTAATTCCAGATCGAAAAATCCAAAATCACCCGGTGCAGCAATGCCTCCGGCTCGAATTGGTCTTGCTCAAGGAGCAAGACGTGGGTGATGGAACTGCTTTTCATGGCCGCTTTGACCGTCTCAGCTAAGGCAACGGCAGCGGCGTAGGTGGTGTCAAAGCAGTCCACCTGCAGGCGGGTGTTTTCAATGGGTGCGCCGTCGGCCAGGGTGTTTTCTGGTGCGCTGGATACGCGGGCATAGACCACGTAAGGCTTTTGCACGTTGTTGGGCGCAACGTTCGGAAACACCCTTCCCCCGGCCACACCTGCGAGGGCCGCGAAAAGGTCTTGCTGAATCATTTTTTAAACTACTTTTTCAATTCACGTGCGGCTTGCTCAATGCGCTCAGCAAGCCGTGTCTTGATGGCCGTTAGCGCATCGTTTTTCTTCATGTCAAAAGCAGGCCGCAGAAACGGGCGCGCGGACATCTTTACAGTCCCAAACTCCACAAAACGCCAGTACCAAGCGTCTTGCGAAAGGTTTCCCTTCTTGCCTTGCTTGCGGTACTTCTTGCCATGCCGAACCGTCACAAAGAAGGTCTGTTTGTTCTTGTTCGATAACTCAGGGATCTGTTTCAAAATCACCGAGCGCTTCAAGGTGCCGGGTGGCGGCTGGTTGGGTCCCAGATCGCCCGTTGCAACAGGTGCCTGCAACTTGGCTTCATCCCGAATCACTTTGGCTCCGGCATAGACCGCTGCACGCAGTCCGTTTTTTGCAACCCGGTCAGGCAACTCATTCAATGCTCTGGCCAAAGCCTCAAGGCCATCAATCTGAACGCTCTCGTACTTAGCCATCGTCCAAGCCCTCAGAGGCCAGCAGCATGACCAGCACGTTGTTCTCGTCCTCGTTCAACGCCGCGTGAATGTTGAAGATGCGCGCTTTGTAAAGTGCTCGGTAGCCAGATACCACGCGGGTATCGGTGAAACTTGCCTGATAACGCACCGTGATTTGGTGGGAAATTTCGCTGGCCATGCGCTGAGCACTTTCCAGCTCGCGCCCCGTCAAGGGCTGTATGTCGGCCCAAATGGTGGCCACATTCAGCCAAGTGCGGACCGGACCGCCATAGCTGTCTTGCACATTGCTTTGTCGCTGCAAGGTAATACGCCGGTTTAGCTGACCCGCTCGTAATGAACTCATGGAATCGCCCTCATACGAAAGCAACCTTGTAGGGGTCAAGCAAACCATCAATGAATGAAAGCGCCTCCACACGGCCGCGACTTAGAACTGCAATCTCTTCGCGGTGGGCATAAAGGCTGCCGACACGCAACTTGATCCAGCTTTTGATTCCCTCTGGCACTTGTGCGGCACTGCCGTATCCAGCGTCGAAGGTGACCGATACCGCGCCAATCTGCGGCAAGCAAATCGGCCAGATCTGACCAAACACGGGGGTGATGCGTCCTGGCTCACATGCAGTGTCCACCGTGTAGGTGGCCCCAGGCATGACCTGCAGCGCAGATCCCATGTCCAGGTAATTGATCGAGACGACAGACTGCACCGGCGTCTTGAACAACAAAATAGCGTGCCCCGGCAAGCTGAAAGCTTGACCTGCAGGTACGCCCATCAGAGACGGTCCAGGAAAGCAGTCGAGCACTTGCTTCCAGCGGGCAGTGGTGAGCTGCCTGCCGGTCAGGGTTTCGGCTGCTTGCCGGGCCGCAGTGATGAGCGATGCGATCAGCATGTCATCCTCGTCAAAATCCACCCGCAGATGGAGTTTGGCTTCCCAAAGGGATACCGGCTCCTCAGAAGGTGGGGTGACGAGTTGCAATGGCATTTAGATCACCTGAACAACAGCAGCCTGATTGCCAACGTCTGCCGGTGCATAACGGGGGTTGACTCCGAGCAGCTGGGCCGAGGTGATGCTGGCTGCCACGCCAACGGTCACTGTGACGCGCACAAAACCGAAGCCGTTTACGGTGTCGAGCTCTTCAGGCTTGACATTGATGAGCAACTGTTTGTTGTCATCCGTGGCTTTGACGATCTGGGTGATCGCTTTGCCACTGATGTCTTTGGCACCCGTGCCTGAACTGTCCAGCGCCTGCTGCAACTTAGCGTCGACAGTGGCCGAGGTGCCAAGCACGCCGGTTTGCACCACCGCCAAAAAGGCAAAGTAATTGGCGACTGGCACCCAGCCTGTACTGGCTGCACCAGCCGCCTGCGAAGCAGGATCAATCGTGGCCAGCACTGAAAGCAGTTCACTGCCTTTTGCATTTGGAAACATTTGTTTTCTCCTTTGAGGTCTTGGGGTTTAGCGAGCGCCAAGCTGAATAAACGGCGACATCGTGGCGCTGCCCTTGGCGGGCGTGATCGCGGTGGAAATCTTCGATTGGCCATCCATGCGAAAGGTCGTCCTAAACGCGGTCAAGTCCGCATCGAAGTACAGGTGCATGGACGTAGCGGTCTGCATGCCACCAGACTTGGTGATGGTCTGGTAGTACTTGAGATCTACCAGCAAGATGTCACCCTGTGCGGAGAAGGTGTTGGCGTGTTGGGACACAAACACCGGGCGACCCAGCAGCGTGCCGTAGGGAGAGACCTGAATGCCACCAACGTTCAATCCGGTAGGCAAGTAGATCGGGTAGTTACCCAAGGTCAGGGTGAACAATGCTGGCAACACGTCGTTGTTGACAATCCACACCGCGTTGGCGAATGAGCCCGTCGGCAGACGCGCAATCATCTTGGCCAGGTTTTGAGGAAGTAGCGTTTGCGTCAACTGCCCAGTCTCCTTGGCCACATTGACCGTAGCGCCAGCATTGAGCGCGCCTACCGGTACGCCAGAGCCCGACCCGAACAGGATGGATTCATTGGTTTTCCAGCGAATGGACAGTGCAATCTTCTCGGGCAGATAGGTTGACAAGGCATTGGCGTCTTCCAACAACTCATCGGTTGTCGGCACCAGGGCCATCAGCTTTTTAAGCCGCAAAGTAGAAAGTCCCAACACGGGCTTAGTCGTGACCGCAGGAGCCGCTTCGCCTTGCCAGTAAGCGCGAATACCGTTGGTGCCCCAAGGCGTGGTTTCATCCTTGGGAAACGCCATGGTGTTTCCGCTGATTTCCACGTTATCGGTAAGCGGCAGCAACGAGTCTTCGCCCAATGACATCTGAAAAATCTCCTTGGAGAACTGTGGCGGGACAAAGAAGCCACCGTCCTGACCGGAGCCTTCACTGCCAAAGGTGGCTGGAGCGGCAGCACCACGACCGCTGCCAATCAGCAGGCGATCGTCAATCGGGTTGCCTGGCTTTTGCGCATGGCAGACGTTTTGCAAAAAGTCACCCAAGCTCTGAAAGCCATGTTTGGGATCAAGTTCGCGGTTGTCGCTCACCATCACACTGGGAAAAGCGGAACCATGACCAACTCCCAGATGGATACCCATTTGGGCTTCCTCAGAAATCAATGCCGACTCGCGGTCAATCGCCGCCGAAGCGGTTTCAATTCGACTCTTAAGTCCATTGAACTTGATCACTTCCTCATCTGAGAGATCTCGGTTTTCTTGGGCGGCAATGTCAGTTAAGGCACGCGCTTCTTTGACCAGGTCAGACTTGCGAGCTTGAAGCTCGCGCAATTGCTTACTCATTTGGGTTTCTCCAGGCGTAAAAAAGCCACCTCTTGGGTGGCGGGATTGCAAAGATTAAAAAATGCGCGAAGCTAGTCGCGCATCAGGGTTGCGACCTACGGGTCGCCGTTCGGACTGGAGACGCTCAACGGAGCAACTCCTGAGCAGTCCAAATTACAAAATCCCAAGCTCAGTGCGGGCTTGGGCCAAGCGGGAGGTTTTGGGTTTGACAGGTGAACTGGACTTAGCACTTAACGCTGCGTCTTTTTGCATCTTGCTCAAGACCTGATCAAAGCTTGCGATGCCGTCCACCAT